TTGCCTACACACCCAAGGGCAAAAAAGAAGCCAAAGAGATGTCGATGAAGTTGGGCAAGCCCGTCAAGTCCATGCCTGTTCGCGGTGCTCGCACGGCGACCAACAAAGCCAAAAAAGGCTACTGATGAAGCCCGGCCTCTACGCCAACATCGCAGCCAAGAAAGACCGCATCAAGGCGGGTTCTGGCGAGAAGATGCGCAAGCCTGGAACCAAGGGCGCTCCAACCGCTGCCGCCTTCAAGGCTGCGGCCAAGACGGCGAAGAAGAAATGAAGACCCCAGCCTGGCAACGCAAAGAAGGCCAAGCCAAGACCGGAGGCTTGAACGCCAAGGGTCGGGCGTCTTATAATGCGTCAACCGGGGGTGATCTCAAAGCCCCCGTGAAGTCGGGCGACAACCCTCGTAGGGCCTCCTTCTTAGCACGCATGGGCAATATGCCTGGGCCTGAGATGAAAGATGGCAAGCCCACCCGGCTGCTCTTGTCTCTGAAGGCTTGGGGCGCATCGTCCAAAGAGGATGCTAAGTCCAAAGCCAAGGCGATCTCCGCAAGGAACAAGAAATGAGACCCATATCTGTTGGCATCAACCCCACCGCTGGGGCGACCACCACGGTCTACACCGTGCCGACGGGTTACTACGCGCTGTTCAATCTGCTGTACGTCCACAACACGGGCGGCAGCACCAAGCACATCACTGTGCAGTGGTATGACGCCAGCGCGGCTGCCACAATCGACATCCTGACGGCAGTGACGTACACCTCCAAGTCGTACACGCAGTTTAGCGACGCCTACATTGTCTTTGAAGAAGGCGACCAGTTGCGCGTCACGCCAGACGCCGCAAGTGCATTTGCGATCATCGCCACTTTTGAACAAATCGGATTGACACGCCAATGACCTACCTTCAACTCATCAACGACGTGTTGGTCCGGCTGCGCGAGACGCAGGTGTCGTCCAACAGCGAGACCGCCTACTCCACCCTGATCGGGCGGTTCGTCAACGACGCCAAGCGCCAGATCGAGGATGCCTTTAGTTGGAACGTGCTCGGGCAGACGGTGACGATCACCACCACACCCGGCACCTACATTTATTCGCTGACTGGCTCTGGCCAGAAGTTCCAGGTGATGGACGCGCTGAACACGACCGCCAACGTCGGTATGCAGAACATCAGCTTTGTGCAGATGAACCGCTTCCAGAATCTGGTGCCTGCGATCAGCGGCATCCCAGAATACTACGCATTTGACGGTGTGGACGGCAACGGCGACACCAAGGTGGTGCTGTACGCCCGTCCTGATGGGGTCTACGTCCTCCCATTTGCACTGACCGTGCCCCAAGCGCCCTTGTCGGCTGACAACACACTGGTGCTGGTGTCTGACGCGCTGGTGGTGCAAAACGCCTATGCCCGTGCTCTGGTCGAGCGCGGCGAGGACGGCGGCTTGAACTCGTCCGAGGCGTACCAACTCTACCGGGGGATGCTGGCTGATCAGATTGCGCTGGAGGGCACCCGCTATCCAGAGAACCAAGAGTTTGTCGCCATATGAGCCAAGCCATTCAGACCGCCAGCGTTGCCGCGCCGGGCTTTTTTGGCCTGAACACGCAAGACTCGCCTCTGGACTTGGCGTCAGGCTTTGCCTTGGTCGCAACCAACTGCATCATTGACCAGTTTGGCCGCATCGGCGCGCGCAAGGGCTGGTCGCGGGTCAACGCCTCGTCCGGTGCTCTCGGGGCCAACGATGTGGGCGTCATTCACGAACTGGTGCAGGCTGACGGTACGCTGACAATACTGTTTGCGGGGAACAACAAGCTGTTCAAGCTGGACGGCGCCAACGCTGTGTCTGAGCTGACCTACGGGGGCGGGGGTACTGCGCCCACTATCAGCGCCAGCAACTGGTCGGTGGCTTCGCTCAACGGCATCACCTACTTCTTCCAGACGGGCCACGACCCGCTGATCTTCGACCCTACCATCAGCACCACAACGTATCGCCGCGTCAGCGAGAAGTCAGGGTACGTCGGCACCGTGCCCTCGGGCAACATCGTGCTGTCGGCCTTTGGCCGCTTGTGGGTTGCGGATACCGCCACCGACAACGTGACGGTGTTCTTCTCGGACCTGCTGTCCGGCCATGTTTGGAGCACGGGCACAGCGGGCACGCTGAACATCGACCGGGTGTGGCCCAACGGCTCAGACGAGGTGACTGGCCTAGCTGCTCACAACGGCTTTCTGATCATCTTCGGCAAGCGCCAGATTCTGGTGTACGCCAACGCCACGACACCCGCCACGATGAGCCTGAGCGACACGGTGGGGGGCATTGGTTGCATCGCCCGTGACACCATCCAGAGCACTGGCAAGGACATCTTGTTCCTGTCTAACTCAGGCATCCGGTCGTTCGCCAGGACGATTGTTGAGAAGTCAGCGCCCTTGGGTGACCTGTCCAAGAACATCCGCAGCGACTTCATGTCGATTGTGGCTGGCGAGACGCTGGCCAACATCAAGTCGGTGTACTCAGAGGCAGAGGCGTTCTATCTGGTGACGCTGCCATCAGTCAAAGAGGTGTACTGCTTTGACACCCGCGTGCAGTTGCAAGACGGCTCGTTTCGCGTCACCAACTGGAACTCGATTGAGCCAACGGCGCTGCTTTCGCGGCGCAACGGTGACGTGTTGATTGGCAAGAACGGCTACATCGGCAAGTACAGCACCTACCAAGATTACACATCGGCCTACCGGATGCAGTACTTCACCAACCACGCCGATCTGGGCAACCAGAACGTAACGTCGCTGCTCAAGCGGCTAAAGGTTGTGGTGATCGGCGGCACGAACCAATTCGTGACGATGAAGTGGGGCTTTGATTTCATAGCCAACTACCAGTCGGCCAACGTGCTGATTCCAACGCAAGGCATCTCGGAATACGGCGTTGCGGAGTATGGCATTGCCGAGTATTCGGAAGGTGTGGCCTTGCAGACCTTATCGACCAGCGCAAGCGGCAGCGGTAAAATCGTGCAAACCGGATACGAAACCAACATCAACGGCTCACCGCTGTCGATTCAGCGGATTGAGATTCAGTCTAAAGACGGCAAGATGTCGTAAGCAACAGGAGATCATTTTGTCTAATTACACACAGTCCACGAATTTCGCCACGAAAGATGCGCTGCCGTCTGGCGATCCGCTGAAGATCGTCAAGGGCACCGAGATCAACACGGAGTTCAACAACATCGCTGTGGCCGTGGCGACCAAGGCTGATTTAGCTTCGCCTACGTTTACAGGCAACGTCACCGGCACTTTTGTTGGCAACGTCACGGGCAACGTCACGGGCAACGTCACGGGCAACGTAACGGGCAACGTAACGGGTAACGTAACGGGCAATGCTGGGACCGTGACAAATGGCGTTTACACCACAGGCAATCAGACAATTGGCGGAGAAAAGATTTTTTCAAACCCCGTTTACTTGGCTGACGGTGGCATTTTGTTCAACTCAGACGGCGCACGCGACACAGGCATATCTTGGGCATCAGATGGCGTTATGAATGTGCTCTCCAACGGTAACACCGTCGGGCAGTTTAACGGCAGTGGATTCACCGGAAATTCAGCAAGTGTGACAAACGGGGTCTACACAACAAACTTCACAGGCGGCAACCAAAGCCTCGGTACTAGCGGCTACCAAAAGCTCCCCGGTGGTTTGATTATGCAATGGGGAAATACAGGGGCATTGTCTGGAGGGCAAAACCTTACGGTTACATACCCCATTGCTTTCCCAAACGCTGTTTTTAATGTGCAGACCACTGTCATTGTGAGTACTGACACGAATGAGATTGCTCATGTGTACAGCGTAGGCACATCAACTTTTGTTGTGGCTAACTCCAATCCGGGTAGTTTAGACGGCGTCTATTGGCTGGCTTTTGGTTACTGACATGATCACCCACCACTTCAGCGATGGGCTGTACGCCACATGAACGAAGTCATTAGTTTACTTGCTGTAGTTGACGATATTGTTGTTGTTCAACAGGGTCAAAACACACCTGAAAAAATCAAATTTCGGCACAATGTTTTAGTTATGCAACAAGGCATGATTGACAGGATAGAAAAAGGCGAGATTGAGTCGACGCTAGAAGACTGCACATTAACTCATCACTTCGCAC